CTCCTGGGTTTTTGTTTTCTTGTTGCTCTAAATTTATTAGAGGAACTTGAGGTGTGCAGTGTTGATCGAAATACCAGCGAGGTAGTCAGCTGCGTTACCCAAGCTGCTTGCCGTGTTGGTAAGCTCTAGGTAGCCATAACGTGACATGAAGCTGACGACTGGCTCGAAGGTATTCGGATCAATGATAACGCCTGAAGACGTTAGCGGAACGTATGGGCAGTAATAAGCTGCCGCATCAATTTCGCCTGGACCCTTGTAACCAACAAGCACGTTCGTGCTGTCGCTTGCATACTGGTTGACGTAAACGCGCATGCTGTTGTTCAAAGTACCAACGAACTTGGTGTTGGTTGGAGCTTCAAACGTGCCTTCCGTGGTACGTGCAAACGCAGAAGTCGTTGCAGACTGGAGGATGGTGAGAGCGGTTGGGCTCACAACAACCCAGTTACCTGCGCCACGACGTGTGCGTGCAGCGATCAAGTTAGCAGCACGGTTGATGAGGATCGCAAGAGCTGCGTGTTCGTCACCAACGAATGTTGCTGTACCAGAAACTGCAGCCTGATCGTAGGTCAGTGTGGTACCTGCGAGAGCGAGCAAGGAGGTCAAGATCTCCTGGTCGATTTCAGCGGTAATTTCCTGAGCCAGAGCGGCCATGATTTCTGCTTCGATGTCAATGCCCTGCTGAGCCTGAGCATCCTGTGCAGCTTCAAAGGTCCAACGAGCGCTGAGCTTGCGGGTCTTTGCTTCCACAACTTCCTTGAGGATCTGGATGTTCAAGCGCTTACCAGCAACGCCTTCGAGGACGCTAACTGGTGCAGCTGCTGGAGCAGTGCTGTTGCCGTTACCAGAGTAGAACGCAGCTATCTGGAATGGGCTAAGTGCTTCTGTGTTAGCTGCAACTGGATTTGGCGAACCAAACGTGTCAGCATAACGAACGCGCAACGTGTGGATCTGACCAACTGGGCCAGTCATAGGCTGCACGCCGATGATCTCGTTAGCTATAACCGTTGGCATAACGCGACGGATAACTGGGAGGATCACCTTGTTGAGGGTAGCAACGTTACCAGCGCTGGTGCTGCCTGGGGTTGCACTTTCAAAGAGTATTCCGGACTTGCTCTGCAGGTCCTTCTTGGTGTTCTCAAGGACAACTTCCATAACCTTCTTGCGATTGCCTGAGAGACCTTCGCAGAGTGCGGTCTTGGTAGCCGACCAATGAGTTTCAAACAGATTCTTGCTCATAGTTTTGGCTTCCTTTACTTGTTAATGCCTGCGAGATAGAGAATTTCACCAATGTCTTGGTTATCTTCTTTCACCGCTTCTGACAGCTTGTTTGGCCTGTCACCCGTGAATGCCACGGACTTATTGGTTGCGTTCTCAGAAAGTTGCTTTCTGACAGCGCTAGTTGCTTCACCGTTCATCACGGTTGGGAGATAACGGTTGAAGGCTTCCTTAAGATTTGTCGTCTTAATGTCCTGCAACATTTCTTCCATGATTGCCTTCTTATCGCGTGCTAGAGGTGCCAGGAGCTCACTCATGGTCTCAAGCCTTGTGGTACGATCTTGGGCTACCTTGATCTGCGCAGCAGCAGATTCCACAAGCTTTTGCTTTTCAGTGATCTGCTTCTTTGCTTCGTCAATGCGTGACTGGCTTTCAGCCAGCTGCCTCTGCAGCTTCTTGACTTCGCTGCCTTCTGAAAGGTAGCTAGCCATGTATTCGCTTGCAACGGCTTCGAAGATCCTACGACCAAAATTGTTCTCACGAGCAACCTTGATGTCGTCCCTCCACTGTACCAATTCCTTGCGGATGACTTCGTTCAACGTCTTGTCGAGCGTCTTGGTTGCCTTTGTAAGAAATGCTGCTTTGGTTTCGTTGATCTTCTGCTTGCCCTCTGCAGCAAGCTTTGCACGCTGCTCAATGAGGGCTTTCTTATCAGTCTCGAATTCTGCAATCTCTTCTGAAAGCTTCTTAACTACAAAACCTTCAAGCTTGCTTATGCGATCCTGAGTTGACTTCCTTGCGCTTTCACGGATGGTTTCTACTTCAGCTGCCATCTTCTTGCGCTGTGATTCTAGCGTCTTCCTATCGGAGACGAACTCTGCCACTTCTTCCTTAAGCTGCTTGGCAATGAATGCATTCAGCAGTTTGGTATGTTGAGCTACCTTGGCCTCTGCGATACGCTTAGCTGCTAGAGTTTCACGAGTAAGCTTCGCCTTCTGTGCGATCAGAGCAGCGCGGTCTTCTGCGAACTCTTCAAGCTCAGAGCGGATAGTATCGCTCATCATGTTATCCATTGCCTCAACAAGCTGTTGCTTGTCATTGGCATAGCGTGCAGCATAATCTTCCTGCAGTTGGGCCTCGGCTTGCTTGATCTTAGCTTGGAAAGCTTCTTGGAGCGCAGACTTGACCTCAGGGCCAAGCACTTCGTTCTCAAGGAGCTCTTCTATCTTCGTTGTCATTTAACCGACTCCTTATCTCAGTTTCAACTCGTCAACCCAATTAAGCAGTACCTTCGTTAGATGCTTTTGAGCACCTACATCATGGCGCACTGCTTCAGCGAGTTCGTGAGTTCGGTATCCGTGTTTGCGATTCATGATTGCCTCGTACATGGGCACGGGGTAAGCATTAGGCGCGCTTGGTTTTGCGACGATATCGACCGTGAGCATGTCAAAGTCGCTAACTTCGCCGTTATCGTCTACGTTTCCTGAACCGCGGCTGCTAACACCAAGCTTGATGCCGCTTTGCAGTAGCGTGCGGACGATCTCACCGCACGGAGTTGGCAATATCTGTAGCTTGCCGTATCCATTGGCTCCATCCATCCACATCTCAGTGATCTTGTGGCTAACGCGGTCCAGGTGTATCTGGAGCTCCTGTGGGTGATCACACTCACCAAGCACTCCGCTATCCTGCCTGATTGACTCGTTCAGGGATTCAACCGCTTTGCGTATCTCATTCACGGGATACACGCGACCGTTATGATTGCGCAAACCGCCTTGAATGAAGATGCCTTTCATGTAGACATTCTTTGGTTGACCCTCACCAGCCGATTCAGTTATGACTTCGGCTTTCGCAGTGTCGTAAGCGAGGTGTTCAACTAGCATATTATCTTTCA